CCGCCTTGTCCGCTGCGGCCTTGACGGTGGCCCGCCAAGCCGGCGAGCACTTTACTAGAATGCTCGCTGACTTGGGCTCGCTCGGTATGCGCTCGCGCTTAGTCATGCCTTGCACTTCCTTGTTTTTGTAGTACTCGCAACGGGCACAATTCGCTTCATTGGCCGGCCATCCGCATCTCCCGTCCATGGCTTCTATAAACGATTTGAGTTCGCGGGGGCGCGCATCCCTGCCGTATACCTTGCGCGCGCGTTCTTTTGCATCCTGAACGGCTGGATGGTTCATCAGTGGCCCCCTTGGTCAAAGAACAATGCGTGCTGTTTTGCCACTTCACCGTTGCGGATTGCCATCTCCATATGTATGCAAAGCAGGTCATCCTGAATGTAGGGGTGTGACTTGTCTGGCCAGAATAGCCAGTACCCGTCGTCGCCCTGGACAAGCGCACCGCTTGAAATGCATTCATCTACGACCCGTTGTCGTCGCTTAGCGAGAATGGGATTAATAGGGGGCCGTTGTCCCTGATCGGCACCGTAGGGCATTGGCGGCACTCTGCGGGCATACGCCACAATGTTGCATGGCATTCTGCGAATTCGATATTCTTCTGCATCGTCCCAGCTTTCCCATTCCCCCACCTCGAATCCGGCCTGGTTTTTTATGGTAAGCCAGTACATTCCCTTGCGCGGCGGAATTCCCTCTTTCCAATCGACATCTATAGCCATCTTGCACTCCTTGCCCGGTTTAGCCGCCGGGCGCGGCGTTGAGGTTTTATGCTGATTCGGCGGCGATCCGCTCAAGGTGATTGCGTTGGCATTGCTCCAGGTGGGCAATGTGAAACTCATGCATGGCAATATTGCGATCTGAAAGAACGTCCCGCATATCTGCCAGGGTGCGCTTTGCGTGAGCGATGGAATCTGTGCAATCGTAGGTCATCTTGTATGTCTCCTGTTGGGTTGTTGCGTCGTTCATCATGTGGTAAAGATACGCGCAAAACGTAGCATTACAAGGCGTTAAAAGCGCAAAAGCCGATTTTTTTCGATTTTTTTGCGCGGCTATTCGGCCGCGTCGATCTCGCGCAGTCGCGCGGTCGCAATTACCACATCGGCCGGTATGCCTAGCTCAGGCTCCGGTTCCGGTGCTGGTTCTGCCGCTGGTGCCGGTGCGTCTTCGGTGCGCCCCTCGCGCCATTTAGTGTAGCACGCGCGTGCGTGCGTAGTGCTACTCTCATAGGCTGGATAGGTGACCGGCCCGACATCGTGCAGCGCGACGGCCCGAATCTCGCGAATGACGCGGTCGCCATCTTCGCGCCATTCCTGCCCGCCTTCGGGAATTGTGAAAGCGAAGCTGCTGCCGCTGATGTCGCCGCGATTGATTGACTCGCGGAGATCGCGAGCGAGTTGCGTGTCAGGCATGTCAACTTCATAGCGCAGCCCGCGCGCGTCGGCAGTGAGCCGCAGCGTGCCCGCACGGTTGCGCCCTAGCACATGATCGGGATCGTGATTGAAAAGAGCGCGGACATCGTCCCGCCCGATGGCATCGTCAAACGCGCCGGGCATAATATGTTCTACGATGTCCGCGCCGAGACTGTACTCGGTGCCGTCATCGTCGGCACGGTGATAAACTGCGGCATATCCGGTGATTTTCTGCGGGTCGTCTTCTGCGTTGCGTAGTTCGCAAGCTGCGGTGAATCGTCGTTCGATGCTCATTGCATATTCTCCAAATCGTGTAGGTAGCTGGCGACTCGTTGAGTGATCTCGCCCGGCTCGTCTAAGTGTTCTGCCAGCACCGAAAAGCGGCCGAAGATCGCCTCAGCCTCGGTGTCGGTGTCGGTATCGATGCCGAGCGCGCGCAACATCCCGCAGATTGGCGCGAGCGCCTCGACGATCACCGCGCGATGATTTGTCGCGAACTCTTCGAGCCATGCCGCGAACTTGGCGCGGTCTTTCGATGCCCTGCGCGCGTCGCCGGCGACACGTCGTGTCATTCTCGCGACTACTTGCGCGCGCATTGCTTCAGCACTGGCGATGAGTTGCGCCCGGTTGTCGTCTTCGCTCGGTGCCGGTGCTTCGGGCACCGGCGCCGGTTCGTCGATTTCGAGCGGCACGTCTAACGCCTGCTGGAAATTATTACTCGGCAGGATCAGCTCGGTGCCGATGTCGTCGAGGCTGGCCATGTTGAGTTTGCTTCGCACTTCGTTTATCGTCATCCAAGGCGCGCCGCCGAGCGCGGTGCGGAAAAAGTCGGCCTTGCTGGCCATGTCGGCGCTTATTAGCGCCTCGCGATTAAATTCGATAACGTGGCTATCGGTCGTCTTCTGTCGCTCCGTGATCAGCTTGTCTCTGCACTCCTGCTCGATTTGCACTAGCCAATGATCAAGGCACTGGTCCAGGTATGCTTGGTTTTCTTGCTCGAGAGAGCTGTAGGACGTGCGCGCGGTATGGCCGAGCTTGTGCGGCGGGATGCCGAAGAAGTTGGCCACCTCGATCAGCGAAAATTCGCTAGCCTCGATCAGCATCGAATCTTTCGCACTGCCGGTGATGGGCCGCGCCTTCATGCCTTCCTCAAGAATCGCGACGCGGTGCGCGTTGTCTAGTCCCTTGTGGATTCGGTCCCAATCCTTGCGGAGCCGGTCGGCTATGTCTTTATTCCGAAAGCTGCCGGGATGTTCCAAGATCATCGACGGGCGCCCGTTGTTGGCGAAATATTTGCTACCATACTTGCGCGCGGCCAGTCCGGCGCCGAGCGTTTCGCGCATCACGTCGAGCGTATTGTGGCCGGTGACGCCATCCCAAGCGAGCCCGCGAATATGCAGGATCTCCGATCGCTCGAACTTCATCCGCCCGCCCTTGTCCGTCTCGTAGACATACCATAGCTCGCCGCCCATGCGGACCGGGTGCGTGCGCTTGGCATCGAGTATGATCAGCGATTGCACGCGCCCGGTATCGCTGCGCTCGATCAGCGCGTAGGCATTGCCGAGTAGCGCCTGATATGCTAGCGCGCGTTTGAAGGCGAACGCTGTCTGATCTGCGTTTGGCTTATAGCGAAGCAGGTTGTACGCTTGGTGGCCGGTCGCGCGAACTTTGCCGTCACCGGCACGGGCGTAGACATTGAGCGGCAGCTTTGCAATATCGCCGCTGATCAGATCGAGCGCGCGAAAAAAAGGCGGCAGGCGCAAAGCGGCCGCGTGTGTGACTTTGTCGCCGCTAGATGCGGTGAGCGTTTCGTCGTCCCAATCTGCCAGCGATACGCTCGGATTTTCGAGACTCGCGCGCTTGAAAAGTTTACTAATCACCATTCCGACTGCTTATGCCCTCTAGCGTTAAATCTAGCCAAACTAATCCCCCAACAGCGACAAAAGCGGCCGCTATATCATAACTATACGCAATCCCGCTAAATATTGCAATCAATGCCCCGATAGGTGTAAGTTTTTGCATCATATTGATATCATTCCCCGCTCTTCGTAAACACTTTTTAGGTCCGGTTGATTGATAGCGACCGCCTGCGCGGTTACTAGCGCCGCTATGCCGTCAATTTTCCCGGCTGAGTACTTCTTGCTCGGCTGAATATTGCCACCGAAATCTGTCCGCACGCAGCAGTTGCCAGCCATCCAGTTTAGCACCGGGTTATGCCCGTGCTGCAACTTTCGGCGCCTGACTTGTGCTTCTATCTTCTTCGATGCTTCTGATACATTGCGCATAGTAAATCCGACGTTTACAGTCGGCACGCCGTGATCATTATAAAGCGCGGTCGCGATCTCGTTTGCGTTGTACGGGTCGTAACCGAGCGCGGCCAATTGCCACTCATCGTTTGCGCGTACTATGTCCTCCCGCACTTGCATATAGTCGGTGACGCTGCCTTCGGTTATCGTCAGCGCGCCCGATTCTATCCAGGGTTGATAATGTCGCCGGCTCGGTAGGCTCGCCGTTTCTTCGGGCAAGTAAAATTTGCATTGAATCGCGCTAGTCTCCGGCCAGTACAATACAAACGCAGTGATGTCGTCAGTTTGCGCCAAGTCCAGCCCGCCGAATACCGGCCCGGCAAACTCGCACTCTTCAGGGCAGGCTTTCCAATCTTCCATGCGCAGCCAATTATCAGCGGCGCCGGTTTGAATGTTAAGGTGGAATCGCTTGAGATTCGGGATCAGCGACGGTGTTACTTCGCACTTTGCAATTTCTTTTTTGACGTATTCCGGCTGAAGGCTAACGCCATAGTTTGGGTTCGCTTTTTTCCACACTTTCAGCGATCGCCAATTTGCCTTCGGCTTTGCCGCGAATATCGCCGGCAGGAAGGTCGCGTCTTCGATAGTGCCGGCGATTACTGCTTTTGCATAGGCGAGCTTTTCGTTGCAGATCGACCGCTCGCGCAACGTGTCGGCAGTCGTCAGGCTGATAAATAGCGGCTGTCGTCGTGCGGCGGTGCTGGTCGCGATCACGTCGAAGAGCTCGCGGTCCGGTTGCGTGTGAAGCTCATCAAAAAGCGCGAGATTGACGTTTCCGCCGTGCTTCGATCCAGCGTCAGCACTCAGCACCTTGTAGCGGCTGGACTGGTCGAAGTTCGGTACGATATATTTCGGCGTCTTGTAGATTCGGTAACGGCTGGCGAGGTGTTCGTCGTTGCGAATCATGCCGCATATCCAGTCGTAGATAAGGCTGGCTTGATCAGCGGTGCCGGCCGCGCTGATAGCCTCGAATCCTGGCTCGCCGTCGTTGTCCATGACATATAGCCCGATTGCAGACGCCAGCGGTGTCTTGCCATTTTTGCGCGGGATGTATAGCAACACTTCGCGGTAGCGGCGAAGGTGCGTTTCTTTGCTATACCAGCCGAAGAGCGTGCCGACTAGCGCCTGCTGCCATGGTTCTAGGTACAACGGGTCGCCGCCGAGCGATCCTTTTACGTGGGTGCAATGTTCCTCAATCCAGTCGATGGCGTGCGCCGCGCGTGCGGGGTCGAAATAGTAGCCATCCGCATCCCGGCCCGCATCGTAACCGCTCAAATATTGACTAGTGTCAATCATTTCCTGACACCTTCCGACTCCATCGCGCAGAATAGCCCGCACGCGATGTCAGGATCGCGGCCAATAGGTTCGCCCTCTTCGATTTCGTCTAAAAATACCCGCTCGACCACGCCGCCAGTAGTACGCTTGCATAGGGCGTGCCCCAGGTCACGCTCAATGCGAGCAGTTCGCGAGAACTGATCTGGGAAATATTTGCGCACTCGTTTCCAGTAATCGATGCTGGAGCTTTTTACGCATCCGATGCAGTTGTTGTTGCGAAATCCCAAACCATACATTACCGGCAAATCAATCCCTACTTGCGCGAGGATAGCGAGGCAATCTTGCTTACCTAGATGTCGATCTATTAACGGGCACTCGATGTTTCGCTCTGGGTTGTTCTTTTTCCACCGTTCGAGTCGATGACTCTCCTCCGATGTATAGCCAAAAATCTCTAAATCATCGGGTTGCCAGTAGGCGTTAGCTGGCAACTTCTTTAGCTCCGTCGTACATGATGCGCCAGCAGGTGAACTAAGGAATCGGCGTTTCTCGAAAACCTCATAGATGTCGGTAAATCTCTTGCTCTTGATGACTGTCACAGACTGCCCGAACCATTCCTCACATTCTGCGTGGAATCGCTCGTTGTCGGGGTGTTCCGATCCGGTATCACATCGGTAGATAGTGACCTCACCATAAGCTGAGATCGCCATCTTTGTCGCGACTGCTGACGCTGCACCGCATGAAAAGTGGCATACAACTCGTTTATGGTTGCGCTCACTCATTTCGCCACCTTCGAAACCTTGCCGTCGAGCATAGATAACCGCGCTTGGCCTGCCGGGCGCGCTTTCTTTTTCTTCTCCGGCGGAGGCTTTTCGGCTTGAATCTTTGTGCGGTCTGCTGGTGATAAGCCGAAGCGCCCGCCGAGCTGGTCGCAGCGCGTCGAAGACTTGTGGATCAGCACGATGAGGTCTTTGTCGTGCCAGCGATCGGCGGCTGGTGTCTTGGCCATCTCGGCCGCGTGCCGATCGTAGGCAATCTCAAGATCACGATACCGGGCGAGCTCCCGGCAGTAGCGGGCGAGCGCGTCGCCATCGATCTCCGACAGTATCCGCAGTTCCATCAGCTTGGCCACCAGGTATCGCCACTTTCGCGCCGCGTAAGATGAAAGGCCCGCCGGTCGTCGCGGCTTGCACACCGGCGCCTGCAACTCATGCTCGCGGTTGTCGCCGGTGCGTTGGTCGCCGTATTTCGTGATGCGCGATCCGCGCGCTTCAAGTATCGCCTTAGGTATTCGCTGTCTGCCCATCTCTATTCTCCTTGTTTGTTCACTGTTATCCTTGTAGTTCTTGTCTAGTAGCTACTCATAATTCAATCCCGCGAACAAGTCGCTTCACCCAACGCTTCGCGTGGGCGAGCTTGTGCGTTATCATCTGGCAGTTCGCGCCAATGGCGATATTCGCCCTCAGGTGGTTTTTGCTCTGAATGTGCCCAGTAGTCGCCATCGTCATTCCACGACTTGAGCCCTTCGCACCACTCAACCACGGCAGCGGTAGAGTTGTCATACGCAAGGCGCATAAGTATGCGGCGATCCTTTGGGACAACTGCATCGGCCGTATCAACTAATTCCCAGTTCACGGCGAGTCCTCCGTTTGACAACCCGCCGCTGCTCCAGGCAAGCTGGAGAGCTTGGTGTTAGCTCGGCGGTACTCGACCTCAGGAATGGCGGCGTCGCAATCAGCGCAAATCACGGTATCCCTGCCATCGACCACCATTACGCGATCCCACTGCCCACCGCATTTTGGGCAAGGCATATCGTCCGGCAATATGTCGCTAACCAGCCCATGCTCGGCATCCGCGGAGATGCCCGCGTTAGCTTTTGCTTCAGCAGCCGCCAAAATCGCGGCACAGAGTTCCCCCGGCGTCAAGGTCGCAATGTGCCGCCAATGGCCGTGTGCCTCTTCGTCGTTGATGTAAGATCCCGAATAAATCCCTGGCGAGGGGTCGGGCTCCGGTTCATCGGCTCCGATAAGTACGCACGTGGTACCGCGTGGATGCACCTCAAAGAGCGCAACCGTGCGGCTATCGTCGGATGCCCACACCTCGCCCATTACGTGATTGCCGCTCATTCCGACACCTCGCCAACCAGCCGCTCCTGCCCATCCGGCCAGAGCTGGTCGTTATGCCTGGCTGCGCTCGTTTTGTTTGATAAACTCATCCTATCCTCCTTGTTTCTGCCAATCATCGAAAAGGTGCGCGGTTTCATAGCCGCGTCGCTCTATCGCCTCTATCCAGCCGTGGCACTGATCGCAGACCGGCACGGTGTTGGACTCGTCGAACGCCAGCTCAGGCGCGCGGTTGAGCGGTTGTATATGATGCACCGACTTACTCGCCGGCCATCGGCCCTTTTTGCGCTGCTCGCAGAAAGGCGCCATGCAGAGCGGGTAGGTCGTGCGCATTCGTTTGCTGTATTTTTTCCATCGCCACGAATCGCGAATCCCGCGCGCCATGGTCTGACGCGGCACCGGCTTCGATTGTGCCTTGTGCTGCATACGCGGGCGCGTTGTAACCTTGAATTGTGTGGG